TCATATATACTATGGGATTTGCAGTAAACTCAGTTTCGCCATCAGTTACATTCTTTAAGAAAAATGTAGGAGCATTTGTTCTTGCAGTTCTTCTATATCCACGTGCAGGAGCAACTTGAACTTGATAATTTACAACTGGAGAAGATGAAGTGGTATCTATTGTAGTTCCCTGTTTTGTAAATGTATGATCTCCCAACTTAGCATCTGCATCAGTGAACTCATTCACATCTGTTTTTATGTCACTGTGTGCTGCAATATAATACCCGCCAGGTGTTGTTCCATCATGAACTACCAATCTTTTAAGATCAGTATCTACTGTTATCTCACCTTCAGCGCCAACAAATGTTTTATGCTCAACAGTTGTACCTCGGCGTAATTTAACTCTATATGCTGGCATATATAATCTCCAATATTTATTTTATGAATTGTTATGAATTGCCGCCACGTGCTCTTGCTATTGCACGATTGTCTTTGCGGCGTTGTCCCCAAGATTTAGTATTACTTGTACTAACAGCAACTTTAATGTCACCAAAATCATGGTCTTCAATTATTTGATTATCAGTTATAGAACCCATTGAAGTACTTTCACCAACCGCAGATTTGCCGCCACCAGTTTCATTCTTTCTCCAGCCTACACCAGCATCTTCGTTTACCACATCATCTGACACGCTTCCTCGATCTAAAAAAGATGTTAAGTCAATTGATTTTTTAACCACAACATTTTTCATCTGTGTGATCATTGATTGTGGTACTCTTAAACCTCTATATGATGCCATTCTATATTCTCCAAACTATAATATATCTTGTCGTTTTTTTAGCAAAATTAATACTTCACAAGTATTTATCGTAATATCTGATATCAAAAAAGACGTATTTTAATTATCGTCGTTTAAGTCAAAGTTTGCCATTAAAGCTTCATAAATCTCATCTTCATTTACAGAATACTCAAGTGGGTTATCGCCTCTGCTTGGTTGGATAGATTTTTTTTGTCTAGAAATAGAATTAGCAGTCTTTTTAGAAAAATCATCTAAATCTAATTCATCATTTGCTGGTGCTGCTTGATATTCTGCTGCTGCGTCTAGTCTATGTGGTGCATCATCGCATCCACAACTATCATCACATCCACAGCCATTGTCCATTGGTGTAATTTCAACAGTCTTACCTGCAAGTGTTAACATTCTCATTAATTCTTCTGGATGCTCAGTACTCACGTTTGTTGTAGTAACTGCTTTTCCGTTATTATCAGTCACAGTTAAGTTGTAATGTTTGCTCATTCTTCATCTCCTGATATAACAGATTCACTTGTTTTTTCATCTGTATCCATTTGATCCGGTGCTGCATCTTTTTTAGGATCAATGCTTAGTTCATTCTCAACAGTTACTTCATCTCTTTTACTAAGAGATTTTAGGAAATTATCAATAAATCCTCTGCCGTAATTTTCACCATTATCTGATTTGTCATCATACTCAGAATCTAGAAGTGCTTTTTTATCATCTGTGTCTTCAACTTCTTCAGTTGGTTCCCATCCCTCAGGATGCACAGCGATATGTGACATATTCATTTCTAATAGATCAGATAATTGAACTCGCAAAATATCTGCAGATATAGGATATCCAGTTTTAATTTCTATCTTTGAAACTTTTGTGTTGCTTACATCTTTAGAAAAGAACAATGGATTTTTAGTAATAGGCGTAGTTGATGTACGTGATATAGAAATCAAGTCATACTTACCTAGAAAACGTTCAATACGATTTACATCATCTTCATTCAATTCTGCTGCGAATCTCAAGGTTAAACAACATTCCCTTGTAGACTCTGTTAAATATTCTCTAAAACTTTTCATTGGTCTCTCCAATTTATATTCTTATTTATCAACATTTGAAGAATCTTTAACATTTGCTATTCTTCTTAGTAATTCATTTCTATCTATGACAACTGATCCAGAACCATCAATTTCATTGTCACCAGACTTTTGCTCTTGCTTCTCAATTTGATGTTCAAGTTTTGCTTTCTGCATCTGTAAATTAATCATCTTTAATTTTCTATCAACTTTACTATCTTTTGCTTCCATTGCAGTCTTCAACATAGAGTTTGCAGTTTCCATAAGTTTTGCACCTGCGTGTACTTCAACATTCATCCCCAACTGAAACAACTCTTCAAATGCGCTAAGTGCTTTAGTGTGTATTTCATCCATCTCTCTATCATGTTGATTTAAGTCTTGGACCATCGGAAGTGCTGCATCGATCTTATCAGTTGTGTCAATTGCAGAATTTAACATAGCAGTAAGTTCAGTGGATTGTTCAATTGAAGTCTCACTTTCAGCAACACTGTCAGTTGGTTCGTCTTCTACATTTGGTGCTAAGTTAAATGTTTCTTCTAACTTTTTTGTCATTGCATTATCCTATTTTTTCTTTTTAGGTTTACGTACTTTAGGTTTCTTGGTATTTTGGTATATATCGCCTTCATTCAAAACTCTAAACTTCATGCCTCTTTTCTTAGCCCATGATGTTGCTGCTTCCCATTTAGCATAATTTATTGCGACCTGTGCTTGGTCACCTCTGCCTTTAGCAAACTCTAGTTTGGTCTGTGATGATGGTTTTATTTCTATAAGTTCTGCATGTTTTTTTCCACTTGCATCTATGTATGTTATTACAAAATCTGGAACATAGCCTGTTACTTTTCCTGTAAGTGGATTTTGATATGTTATTTTTATAGGTTCACTAGCCCAAGCAACAATATTTGGATTTTCATCACAAAAATTCATAAACGTATGTTCCCAACTACTTCTAAAAGTAGGTGTCTTGCCACCCGCATATTTTTGGGCATTTTTTATAGGATACTTACCTTGATGAAATTTAGTCATTTAATAATCGCTCTTGCAATATATTTATTCGGATTTTTTTCTGACATTTTACCAGTAACATACCCATATCGCAAAGCATTATTAATAATGAATGATCCTAGATCATTGAGTTTAAAATCAGTTGATACTTGGTCAACTAGATATGAAGCATCAACTCCATATTGTTTAGCAGTTGTTAATATTTCATTTGCAAAAACTTTAGCACGTTCAACAGAAAAACCTTTTTTTACAAGTTTAGCAACGAGTACATCAATATTCATCTAATGCCTCCAGTTTTATTTCTTAAATTTAATATGTTATTCTGGGTGCTTGAACGAGACTTAGAATCAAATTGTACCCCAGGTGCACGTAAATCTTTGTCTGAAAAATCTGAAGTTGGTGCTGAAAATGTTGGTGCAGTTGATACTACAGTAGTACGAGGACCAGTGGTGTTATTACCAAGTCTAGTAGATTTCAATAATGAATCTCTGATAAAATCTCCGCCTACACCAAAACGACTTTGTGAAGTTTCTACTGCAGTTTGTATTCTACCTATTCCAGTATTACCGCCCAGCATTCCCTGCGCGATTGGAGATGTGATATTATCTAAATTAATCGATCTGCCATTCAGAAAAGAAGTTATCAGTTCATTTGATATCAAATTAGCCAAATCAATACCTGTGAACCTATCAGTGCCGCCATTTGCAAGTCTTGCATCTGGGAACCCAGCAACATTAGGATATAATATATCACTAGAGTATGGATTATCAGGAAATCTATTCCTACTGTTTAAAGAATTTGTCATTTCACCAAAATCATTATGCTGTTTTAACGCTGACGCAGGCATTGGTATTGCTGTCGCCATCTCATCAGCAAATAATTTTTGAGCCTCTGCTATTTCTTCTGCAGTAGCATTGGGGTTTGATTTTACATATTGTAATGTGCCGTGTAGTTTTTTAAGTCTACTCAATTGTTCTCTGGCATTGGCGTCGGATGAGACTCCAAAGACAGAATTATCTTTGGCAATTTGATCCAATCCATTAAGATCATTATCAATTTGTCCTAAGTTTTTACCGTCTGCTAATCCAGAAATCATTGATTCTAATCTTTTGTTAGTGTTAACATTAGAAATTAGTTTCATTGCATTAGTAACACTATTGCTTGGATCCAAATCTTCTAAAATAAATTCCAAACCTTGTTTCATCCAATCTGGCATAGTAACATTATTTTGAGGTGTCCCAAATATAACATTCTCAGGTTGTAATTGAAGATCAATTGTTCGCAATGATGAGTCTGAATAATCGCTACCACTGAATGTAATATTAGTCAGAAGAGGATTTATTATTTCTATTTTTTGAATAGATGCAGTATGATTACCAACATCTCCGATATCTATTGATCCACCAGTACCAAATGAAGACCCGGGGCCAGCATATGCAGGAGGCGCTGACGCACCAAATGAACCAAAGAAGTGATAGATAACTATTTTTTTGAAACTTCTATAATATCCCGTATCTTCGGCATTTGATGGAAGACTACGGCCAGATGTTCTGTCTCTAATAGTGCTATCTAAAACACTAGTTTCGGTTCCAAGATTAGCATTTTTAAAAAAATTACTATATAACTCATTTGCAATTGTGAAGCCACTACCGTCAGTCTTATCATATAGACTGACGGCGATCTCAGGAAAATTAACATAAACAGGTAAATGTACTCTTTTACCATATTTGTCAACTGATACTGTTTCAGTTGAAATGGTTATTGGTGAGACTGTTTTGGCGAAAGATGACATACCAGATGATAATCCGGTTACCGTATCTATAAACTCAATAAACCACATATCTCCCATTTTGGGAGCATTTGTGATGTAATCACCAGAAAAACCAAACTTGCTGGTGGCTTGATTACTACCTGCTAGAATGGTTTTATCTGTACGTTCATTTTGTATAGACTTATCCGCCATATTATATTACCTATTATCCAGTCAGACTTGAATCGTTAGTAAAGCCCGGTGAAGGCATCAAATCAGTGTCAGTTAAAATAGCGTTATCATACTGAAGTGTTAAGTTGATTGTAATTGCTTCTGATACTGCATAATCACTTTGTGAATAATCTGTATTTGTTAGGAAACAACCTTCTAGTTGCCACTGTTCAATTGGATTACCATCGTTACCGTTTAGTGTTTCGATAAGTGTCGAGAACTTGTAGTTTGTTCCTGAAAGAGGACCTGTTTGATTTCTGTGGTCTAGTTGTGATTGTACTTGACGACCAACTAGTTTAGTTAGTGAGTTAGCAACATCATCACGTAATGTGATTGTAATTGGTTCCCAAGTGTGCTTTCCCATCATATACATACGAGAGTTGTATGAATCAATAGGGATTGACTCGTGTGAAACTTTGGGACGAGTTACATTCATAACCTGTCTTGTGAAATCTGTTGTGTTCTCTGAAAGACCGCCAAAGCCAGCAACTTGCACTCTAAAACGATAGTTTAATTTAGGTTGTAGAATACCCGTACCTGTTGCTGCGCCGCTATCTGTTGGAACACCGAAATTTTGTAATGTTCTTGCCATAATGATATCTCCTGATATAGTTTTGCGTTATACAAGTATTTATCAGTATTTATTAAAATTAAAGTTATAGTTAATAAAAAACCCGACATTACTGCCGGGTCTCTTAAAATTATTGTTTTTGTTACTATATTATAGTTCTTCGCCTGTATTACGAATACGTAGTGGGATATAGATAAATTCAACTGACTTGACTGGTTGAATTGCAATATCTACCCATAATTCGTTTCTATCAATACGTGCTGGTGTATTATTTGATTCGTCACAAACTACTAAGAAGTCATAAAGTCCTCTATTTGTAACTAGGCCACCACAGAAACGCTCAACTGCATCACGCATATTGTCACGTGTGATTTTGTCATTTTGCTCAAACAAGAAACCTCTTGATAGTTGGTCTAGACTATAACGCATGTGGTTAACTAGTCTTGCTACGTTAATACGATCAAGTGCTGATGCAAATGATTGTTGCGTCTTTTGACCATATACAACTAAACCTGTACCTGGCATATCTGCAATTGGGTTCATACGGTTTGCATACATCACATCACGTTGTCCTTCTGTAAGACGAACACGAACAAATTCATTTTCATTATTTACATAACCAACTTGTGTTGCATTAGTAACAATACCACGTGTCAAACCTGCTGGTGCAAACCATGGAAAAGATACTTGGTCAGAGAAAGCAATAGTACGTAATGCAATTGCTGATGCTGGCATAACAACTTCATTGCCTGATAGATCAGTTGTCAAACCGTGTGGATAATAAACACCCGCATATGCATCTGTTACTGTATTAGTATCTGCCCATGCTTTAATATCTGTTGCAGTACCTTTTAGTGTCATTGGAGTATCACCGATAACAAATGCTATTTCTTTTTTGTCTTTGTTTAGACCAATCATTTCATCTGTTAGTTCTGGGTAACCCGGTGCTGCGATTAAGTTGAAGTATACTGCTTCTGCACGAATACCTTCATTTGATACTAATGCAGAACTCATTGCCTCTGATACCATGTGACGCTGTGCGGATGAACCAAATTTACCTGAACCATCAAGATTTACACCTGATGCCCATTCCCATTTACCATCTACATATTGCTTGACATTATATGTTGTATAATCCATGTTAATCATTAGAATATTTTCTGGAAGTAGTTCAGCATTTGGTGTTCTTGCGTGTGCTGTACGTGCCTTTTCATTGCCCAAAGTATCATAAGGAGCATCTTCAGAGTAGTGACCGAAAATCATACCATTAGTCGATGATTGGTCAGCATTATCTAGTTTGACCCATTCTGCTCCGCTATAACGCCAAATTACTGGGTAATTTGCTGCATCTGTATCTACCCAGATATCGCCAGCAACTAGTGCAGATGTTCCATCTTTACGTGCAGTTGGGCGCATTGAACGTAATTGTAGTTCATTTGCATATATACCATCAGTATCTTCTGACCATGCATATTTTACCCATTGCTGTTCGCCATTTACATACTCAACACGTAGTAATTCCATTTTTAAATCAGCATTATACCATAGTGTGTCTGGTGCAACATCGCCTTTGGGTGCTAATGCACTTGATTCATATGAAAGGTCTTCCCATACTGTTGCTATAAATGTACTACCTGATGTGAAGCCCATATCGTTTGCGCCCGCAGTAAATGCCAATGTTAGCATTTTACCATCAGTTTTTATAAATCTAATTTTATTTGTTCCAACTTTTTCAATCTTTACATTACTATTATTCAAGTCAGAATTATTCTGCATTGATGTAACAACAGTGTCGATTGATGCTGTTGTGAATGAAAATGCTGTTACACTACCGTCAACCGACACAGTGAAATCTGAAGTTATAGATGTAATGTCTACTATAGCAATTTCACTTTGAATTGTTGTTTCAGTTGCACCACTGTGTCTCCGTAATTCTAGGACACCCTTTGAGTCATCGTGCCTAGCATATACATCACCAAGAATTATTAATGAATTATTAATTGCGATATCATCATTGAGATATATTGAAACTTGTAATGCCTGGAATGCACCTGATACTGAATTATAATTTGCAAGTTTAATATCTACGCCGCCGCCTTGCTTTGTTAAACGAACATAAACGTCACCTGATATTGCATTTGCTGGTGCGAAATTTGAAAATGAGAAGTTAGGTGAAGCGATGTCACCAAGTAGAACCCAAGTAGTTGAAACTTTCTTCCAATATGACATTTTTATGGTTGACGCAACAACTGCAAAGTCGCCTGCTGAACCAAATGTATTTACTGGAGCGGCATAACCAGATGCGTTCATCGGTTCCACATTACCTGTGCCCGGTGCATCCATTAATACTGATGGTGCCTTTGCAACCCAGTCTGTGCCATTATACTCAAATAGTCCATAATCTGATGCTGTTGCTTCATGCCAATATGTACCATTCACTAAAACGCCTGCAGGTTCTTCACTACTTGCTTCTAGTTCTGCTAGATCAATATCTGCACGAATAACATAAGCATTGTTTGAAACACCTAGATACTGATATGCTGCTAGTAGACCATATTCACTTGTTTCGGAACCCTGTACTACTGATCCGCCTACTTCGTAGAACTTTGGTTCGCCAAAAGTTTCTACTAATTCACGTTGTGAGGAAACTAGATATGCAACACCAGAATTTGCTGGAATTGTACCTGCTGCTAATGCTGTTCCTGAACCGTCTGTTTTGTTTGATGCTGTTGCTACTACAACTAGCGGAAGGGTACCTTGTGTTGCAGATACGTACTGTGATTCGTCCGTAACCATTACTGATACACCTGGGGATACTAATGTCGCCATTCTGCTTCTCCTTATAAAAACATATATGTGTTTGCTAAGAGTATTTATTAAATATACAGAAAAATGCGTATTTTTGAATTAACTACATAGACAATTGATTCATAACTAAGATATATAGTTCATCAATTGGTCTAAGTTGAATTTTAATTCGGATAGGTCACCATTATTATCAATAGTATAATCAGCCATCCACTGTTCAAGACTCATACTATCTTTAGACTCGGGAGGCAAGTGCATACTCCGATCAACCCAGATAGCATAATCAAAAACACCAGTATTTCTCATTGCAAAAAATTCACGCTTGTTTCGCAAGCCACAATAGATATCATAAGAAGAAAACATTTCTCTGCCAAGTTTTGCTGCATCAGGAACATTATAATCACAAATAGCATTATACCATTCTTCACGATGATTATGACGATCTGAATAACAATCTTCTTCGCAAGTATATCCGTACTTGTCTTTTAAATTATTATAAATGAATAGTTTTGAACAAAATTGAGAACTACTTTCAAAAGAATAACCATAATCATCACGTAAAAATTCACACACAGTATCTTTTCCGTGTCTGCCGTGACCAATGACCAGCAATGTAGGCTTACTCATACTATATTCCTCTAGATTCGTTGTATAGACTAATATAGCATTGTATCAATAAATTGTCAAGTCTAATCGTAACCTAAATGTGCAACCTTAGAAATATCATCATCATCATCAATTTCAGATATTGGAGTTAACCATGTAGTTCGGTTATTCCAAATATTTTCAAAATCAGCATTTGAATTTACTAGTCGTTCATGGTTTCCCCATAAACGTCTGATATAAGACTCGTATACACTACGCATCTCGTTTGTAGAGTATGATCCTGGAAATAAGTGTCCCTTGACTGCAAAAAACACTTCGTTCAGTTTTTTAAGTTCATCTAATGTCATAACAAATCTATTTATCATGTTATATTGTAGTTATCGCTAACGTGTTCTACTTTTCATATAGTAGCAGTTATCCAATTATGAATCCAAGTGGTGCTGACCCATCTACATAAGTTGCAAGTTCTAATTCAAGTTTATCAATTAGAACATCTGCCTCTGCTTTCATTTCTGCACCATTTAACGTCACCCCGCCTTGTGCGCCAGGCAATGATGAAAATTTACCACGTGCTTCACCTAGCATACGTTTGCAGTATGCAAGAGCATAATCTCTCAACCAGGATTTTAAATATGGATCAACTAACAGTTGTTCGTCATTGCGTTCAACGTGTACGTGAATAAGAACTAATGCATCGGCTCTCATTTTTCTTAATAGTTTTAATTTTTTTGTTACTGGATTCCAAATATACATAATATCGGTTGCTGCTACTTTATTTAAAGTTTCACGATACTGAGTAAAGAAATCAAATGTTGCAACCCCACCAATATGATTATTAAGAAAGAAATATGAATTTGCATATGCCAATTCAAATGGATCCATATCAACCCCACCAGAAACACCGTTACCGAATGAACGGTTCCATATTTGTTTTACTTCAATAATTTCTTCTGGAAGTGTATATTCCGCAACATCTTCTTTTAGTTCCAACGCATAGAAATCTTCTTCAACTGCATTTTCTGAACGTTGTCTTATTTTAGAAAGAGCGATATCCAATGCAACATCATAATGCTCTGGATCCAATTCGATATCAATCATCCCATCGCCTAGCAATAGTCTGATTTGTTTGATTACATCATTCTTAACTTTGTTTCTGGTTTCAGGCATAATTTATCTCCGATATACAGTATTTATCAGAAACTAAAAAATACGCAGTATCAATGTCTGTTCATTAAATCGTCCATTCATTTTTGTTTCAACACTCTTAACTGAACTGAACTCTTTCTGTAATGAACGCTTTGAGACCTTTTTGAACATAGATACTTGTTCAGCAGGCTTTCGCATAGTTTTTTGTACACTTTTCTTTTCATCAAAGTTTATAAGAGTTGTCCCTTTAAATGACAATGAGTGTTTATCCGTAGGATAATATATACCTAATTTACGTGTCTTCGTATTATATGTCATAATAGCCTGTGCATCTAAGCATTCCATTGGCTTCTGACTCACACTCTTTGTTGCTGTATCTTGTTTGCAATATTTTACCTTAGCAACTATCTTTTCTCTACTCTGTGGCTTATTCTTGCGAGGAGTACGATTGATTTTACTTTCCTGAACAATCATTTCACACGCATCCAAGATATTACGATACATCGTCCAAGTATTTTTTATTTGATTTTTTTTAAGATGATTGTAACCTTCTTTGATCTGTTCGTAGTCTTCCTTCTTTGCATCAGTCATACGCTTTGGTGGATTAACAAGAATGTCAAATTCAGAAAATGCTCCCTCAAAAAATGCATAAATTTGTTTTGCATGATTGCCCTTTGCTTCTGCTTTTCGCAGTATCTTTACTGGATCAAATGACCGCAATGTTGATTTTTCGCCATCAAAGTTATCAATAAAGTCCTCAATATCTGCAGCCATTTCTACTGATTTTTCACGCAATAATTGCTGTATTGATGGACGTGGAGTATCTTTTGCTTTTGCTACTTCTTGCTTTTCTGCCTTAACTTGCATTCCCTTTTCAATAACTAATTCTAGTTTTTCTTTAACATAACTATCAGCATCACGCATTGTGTTACAACCAACGCCGGGCAATGTTTCTAAATATTTCGGTAGTTCATTGTGATTAACTGGCATTCCTTTATTCATTGCACGTGCATATGAACATACTGTCATTGGAATCCAACTATCACCAACATTTTTAATAGCAGAAATTTGTTCTTTTGTATAGTCGTTACTCTTCATCCAATCTATTACCCAAATTTTACCATCTTTGGGCGTAAAGAAATAGTTATAGTAAAAGGCTGCGCGGCATCGTTCTTTATAATAATGTTCCGCTGACATATCATCTGAATATAACCATTCTGGCTCGGGACCTGTATACTTTTCGTCTACAAACTTAGGTGTCCTTGCTGGTTTAGATTTTTTACGTTTTAAAGTTGCTACCATTTCGAATCACTCCTTAACCCTATTTAATGTTAGTATATAATAATATAAAGATTTGTCAAGTTTTTTCTTAATTTTTAACAAAATCAGTATTTCCATCAAGTTCTTGAACTCTTGAAATAATGTCAGACTTTAGAACATTTATTAGTAATGCACTACGGAATTCAGATGATTTATTAGGCATTGTACTATGCAAAGTCCTACCATCATACATCAATACATCGCCAGGTTTAGCAAGTAATTGCTGTCCCTCAGTTAACAATCTATTATTATAGTGTTCTCTATTTTCTTCTAAATCATTATAATTGATTCGCTCTAAACTAGAGCCTGGTAAATACGCAGTGCCACCATTTTCCAGTGTAAAGTTATCAAGTGGAATAATAATTTGAACACCAAGAGTTTCATAACTTTCAGCAAACTCTTCAAACCGATATGGTGTGTCAATATGAGCATAAACTTTGTTTGACGATGGACGAGTTGTAATACAATCAACTACATGAATATCCCATTCATTGCCATCAAATAACCGATTTATCGGATCATATAATTGCCAAACAACTGGTTCCCACATTTCTCTCGGTGGCTGTGTAGTCCACCATACATCATATTCTCGTTCACCGTCGTGTATACTATAGTAGTTGCCGTCTACTGCATTGCCACGATGATATCTTTCTGGATTTGTGGCCCACATCTTAAATTGTGCAATTGTAGTAGGATTTACTACATCTCGTATTAATAGTGTTCCATCTGATAACATTTTATTCTCCACATGTTAATGTTATTATATGATAAATACAATTAGAAGTCAAGGAAAAAATAATGCCAAGATTAAGTTTATGGAACCCACGTAAAGGTAATGACTATAAGTTCGTTGACAAAATGGTGAAAGCACATTTTGAACACGGCGGAACAGCATTACTTGTGCACAAGTATGTAGGATCAGTTGATGAAACTGACCCAAACTATGATCCAGCAAATCCACCTATCCAAGATTTATTGTTTATGGAAAATCGTGACAGACGATATGAAACTACAGTGTTTGAATTACGTGGAACATATACAGTTAGCGACCAAGATTTTGATCTATCACAATTTGGTATGTTTTTAGGAACAGACCAAAGCATATTCCAAGTTCATATCAATGATATGGTAGAACGTTTAGGCCGTAAGTTAATGACAGGCGATGTAATAGAACTTCCACATATGCGTGAAGATTTATTACTTGATGAAGAGGCTGATGCAGTCAACCAATATTGGGTAGTACAAGAAGGATCAAAATCATCAGAGGGATTTGATCCAGGTTGGTGGCCACATATTTGGCGTATTCGTTGTAAACAATTGCAGGATACACAAGAGTATAGCGATATATTTGGAACTGGCGAAGAGGTAAATGATCTAAAGAATATGCTATCTACTTATAGCAAAGAACTTAATATAAATGAAGCAATTATACAAGAGGCACAAGAAAATGTCCCTGGTAGATATTATGATTATAGAAAGAACAACTTAGAGTATGCGGTAGAAGGTTCTGCTCATCCAAATGATGTAGATTTTTCAACGGTTGCGACTGGAATATCTTTCCCTCAATTCCCAGATGATAACGCATTTTTTCTAAGAACAGATTATTCTCCACAAAGATTATTTCAGTATAGAGATAATAAATGGTATAAAATAGAGGATGATGATGGTTCATGGCAAGTTGGAAACTATCTGCACCATAAATTCATCAACAATGATGGTATAGTTACATTAGATGATGGCACTGAAATTACATCACGTGTTAATTTATCAAAAGCAATTAAACCTAAAATAGACTAAGAAAAATATTATGACACAATTATTCACTGTAAATCTCACATTACAATATGGATTGGATTAAAAATGGCAGATTTAAGACAACTACACTTTTATGATGAACAAGTAAGACGTTACTTGCTTCAGTTTATTCGTATTTTCAGTGGCTTTAATGTTAAAACTGGTAAAAAATTAAATGACGGAACAAGTGATTACTATATAAAAGTTCCGAGTCGTTATGGCGATGTAACAAGAATGGCTGCAACAATTATGAAAGGCAATAGTGAAAATATTGTTAATTCAGCACCATTTATTTCTTCATATATTCAAAGTTTACAACCTGATAGACAAAGATTACAAGAACCATTTTTTAGTGATACAGTTAAAGTCAATGAAAGACAATGGGATCCTGTAACTAGTTCCTATACCGAAGAACAAGGCAACAGATACAGTGTAGGCAGATTAATGCCAGTTCCATATCTGTTAAATATGCAAGTTGATATATGGACATCAAATACAGATCAGAAATTACAACTACTTGAGCAAATTTTAGTTCTATTCAATCCAGCATTAGAGATACAACAAAACGATAATCCCATTGACTGGACTACAATTACTACAGTTGAACTTACTGACATTCAATGGACCAGTAGATCGATCCCAGCAGGCATTGAGGATCAAATTGATATTGCTAGTTTATTCTTCCAAATACCAATTTGGATTAATCCACCTGCACTAGTTACTAGACAAAATGTTATTAGAAATATAATTCATAATATTTATGAATACAATGATATTGATACACTTGATTATGATCCAAATGCATTTGAATTCTTTGCAGATTTACAAGCACAAACAAGTATTGTTGTCACACCAGGAAATAATGCGATCCAAGTCACGAATAACAACGGTAATGTATCAGTGAAACTACTAGAGAATGGAAACTATGAAGACGATAATAATAGTTGGGAAAAAGTTATTTCTAATTATGGTTTATTCAATGATGGCGTATCACGTATGCGCCTAAAGTATCATGGAAATTTAGAAAATATTGATGCTGATGTTATAGGTATTCTATCATCAACTGCTGATCCAAGTGTTTTATCATTACAGATCGATGTAGATACATTACCTGGAAATACAATAAATCCCATAGATAAAGTAATTGACCCATCAACTTCACGTCCTGGATTTGGTAACTTACCGTTTTCTGGGGTGGGACAACGTTATCTATGCCTTAATTCTGATGCAGCATTGCCACAGTGGGGTATCGATATATCAACAAATGATATAATTGAATATAATGGAAGTAATTGGGTTGTTAGTCTAGATGCAAGTGAAACATCTGAAATACACTATGTTACAAATGTATTAACTTCGCAACAATTCAAACTTGTTAATAATGAATGGGTAGATACATTCCAAGGGTTATATGAAGGTGGTTATTGGAGACTAGAATTATTAAGTGGAAATGATGATGATTAAAGCAGCAGGTGCTTGTATTGTAGCAAAAGATACTCAAAGAATTTTATTACAACATCGGTCTCTTAAAAGTTCATATGCAAGGAACTGGGCATTTTGGGGTGGCAAAATTGAAGATAATGAAAATGTTTCACAAGGATTACTAAGAGAATTAGAAGAAGAAATTGGAATTGACGTAGAAAAATATGTTAAAAAAGTTTATCCATTAGACCAATACCATGCAAGAGATAAAACATTTAGTTATTATACATTCGTTGTTTTAATAGACAACGAATTTACTCCCATTATAAATGATGAAAGTGGCGGATATGCTTGGGTAAATTCAAATTATTTTCCAAAACCCTTGCACCCAGGTGCACAACGAACACTATTCAAGAAAAAAAAGTTAAATATACTTAAATCAATCATAAATTCTCTATAAATATATGTAGAGCAACTAATTGGTTGAGAGTATGATTGAAAATAATTGATTTCAAAAAGCAAAAGTTTCTTAAAGAATGCAGATTATACCTTAAAAATGGCGAAGTATCTGTTTCATTAAGTATGGCTATCAATAATTCAACTCCCGGGCATATAGAATTTCTAAAATCTGATATGGCAGATGATGAAAAAAAAATCATTGATATTGTTGTTAAAAAAATTAGAGGCACATTTAAAAAAAATATAACATCACAAAGACAAAAAATAAATATACTAGCAATTAGTGCGCTTGAAAATTTAAGTACTCTAGATAAATCATTTGTTATACCAAAAGTTATAGAACGTTATAGAGATACCATAAATCCAGTAAAAGCATTATATTATGATTTACAGGAAATAATGTTTTTATATGATGGAAAAACTAAAAAGGACCACCATAAATTTTTAATAGAAAATTTTTCAGACATAACAGATTTTAATAACATAATTCTAGCAATCGATAAAGATATACAAGATTTATATACTTGCAAAGAACAACTCAAGGCAATAGCAACATCATCATCAGTGTCAAATAGTAGCGAATATGCAGTTAGAGTATTTGATACGCATAATCAGTTGATACAATGGAAAAAACTATTTGAAAGATTCCCTGACTGGGTCAAAGAAAATGAAGACAATAAAAGAATATCTCTTTATGAAACATTAAAGAAGTTTTTTAGCAATGAATAATACCAATTAAGAAATTCTTACACATACCGATATAGCATTAGTTGAGCCAACACCGGAACTTTCGTAGCGGCCCATGACTCTCCACGTACCTGAAGCAGACGGAGTACCCGCAGTCGACCAGTTAACGTTATGATACTTGAGACCTGAGCCAGAAACAGTACCTCCAGCCTGTATCGCCGTCGCGCCACTATTATTTTGCATCATTGCATAAGTACCAACTGCACCAAGTGTAGTCGATGCGCCTCCGCCACTTGAACCTGCTGGTCCTTGCGGACCTGCTGGTCCTTGCGGACCTGCTGGCCCTTGCGGTCCTGTGGCGCCCGTGCTACCTGTACTACCTGTACTACCTGTTGCGCCATCTGCACCATCTGCACCTGTTGGACCAGGATCGCCTTGCGGTCCAGGTGTTAATTCTATAGTGTTTATTGCGTTATCGACTTGCGCTATAGTATATGCATTTGTAATTCCATAACCTGCAATTGTAGTAGGAGTATTTTGAACCGCAGACCAATCTATTATTAATGGATCAGTATATGATATAACACCAGTTGCTGAATTATAAGACAAATCACCTGATACTGAGATAAGTCCTCTAACTTCACTATCAGTTCTTTCAGTAAAAGACACAACACCAGTTGACGAATTATAAGACAAATCACCTGATACTGCAATACTATTTCTTGCACGTGAAATTGTGAAATATAAATTGCTTGCTTCTGATACATCATCAGTTGTACTTGCTGATAATCGTGCGTCAAATCCATCAGTTGGAATGAAATTGTTAGTACTTACATCCCAACTTAATACCTGATTGGCTGTTGGTGCAATAGTAGTCGTATCAACATCAATCATGTCATCAATTATTGGAGATGCATTTGCTGTCCATACATCATTCACAGAATCATATGTATATGTAACTCCAAACGTTGAATATGTGTCATTATGCGATGGATTTGTGGGCAGATTTAACGAATTTGTCATGTCTAATTATCTCCGTAGTGTTATTCTGGTTTTGTTGGCCATGTGATGTTATGTGGGAATCCAGATTGATCTGGTACGTTTAACAAATCTCTGCGAAATGTTGTCCATGCATCTCTTTCTTCAGATGTTAGGTCATCCCAACGTAGTGGATTAGTTACAAATGGATCAACCTCTGTAATTAAAATATTATCACGTTCTAAACGAACTTGTGTAGCAGCCTCAGCGTCCAACTCTTCTTGTGTAGGAGCAACATACTGTACAAATTCTGTACCAATCAAAGACAGTACATCATTATTATTAATAGTTGTATCTGTATCAACTGGATCTATTGTGTATGGTATCCAGCCATAGACTGGATGATTAATCTCTACATCCATACGAAGATTATCAGATTGAAGTGATACCGCATTACGGACTTCTGTTATTATTATATTATTCATTTTAAAATCCTTATTGACATTAATTATTTAAGAAATTCGTAGAAACACTGTGCCTCGGCCAAAGGTGCTGGCATTACTATCTGGAATAACTTATTCTGGCTTAGTAGGCCATGTTACATCGTGTGGGAATTCAGGCTGTGCTGGTACATCCCTTAAAAGCTGACGATAGTTTGCCCATATAGCTTGATTTACAGGAGCATCAGCAACCTGTGTCCAGTCAGAAGATGACAAAAGTGCATCACGGTTAGCACGAGCTTCTATGGCTGGGTCTACTGGTTCTGGTTCTGGTTCTGGCTCAGGTGTTGGGAAATCCTCTACAGACCATGCTGCGCCATCCCATCGTGCAAACTGGCCCTCTGCTGTTGCAGGTGGTTCAATCTCGACACAGCCTGCTGGAATAAGTATGTTGCTTTCATCCATTGGGTCGGTGTCTGCTGTTGTGATGCCTACAAAGACACCATCTATGTCGGTTTGATATACGTTCATATTTGTTTCTCCATAATGGTTTGATATACATTCATATTTGTGTCTCTTTAGTATTTGATACAGGCAAGTAATGCCACGTTGCGTGGTCGTGTCTCTGTCCCACCAGTGGCACCTGTTGGGGAGCCAGTCCCAGAGGTATTACCATCTTTCTCATTTGGCCAAGTACCTCCAGACAGTTGATAACGAGACAACCAAATTGTACCAGCGGCAAGCGAGGACCCTGTGTGAGTGTGAGATTTAAACTCATCCGCCTGAGCAGAACCAAAGCTGCGACCACTATCGACACCACGAGAATCATCCCAGCCACGCAAGAACTCACCACGAAGATCAGGCACGTTAAACGAACCACCAGAACCACCGAATGTGTAGCCTATAGATGCAAAGAGGGCGGCATAGGTAGAGGTGCTAAGTGATGCGCCGTTGGCTTTGATGAAGCCTGTAGGAGGTGTGCTACTAGCGTGGTAGATTACTGCGCCTGCTGACAATCCAGGACCAGATGGTCCTGCGGAACCAGATGGTCCTGTTGCGCCCTGTGGTCCTGGTGTCAATTCTATAGTGTTTATTGCGTTATCAACTTGTGCTATAGTATATGCATCAGTAATTCCATAACTTGCAATTGTAGTAGGAGTATTTTGAACCGCAGACCAATCTATTATTAATGGATCAGTATATGATATAACACCAGTTGCTGAATTATAAGACAAATCACCTGATACTGAAATGCTATTTCTTGCACGTGCAGTTGTGAAATATAAATTACTGGCTTCTGTTACATCATCAGTTGTACTTGCTGATAATCGTGCGGCAAATCCATCAGTTGGAATGAAATTGTTAGTACTTACATCCCAACTTAATACCTGATTGGCTGTTGGTGCAATAGTAGTAGTATCAACATCAACCATGTCATCAATAGTTGGAGGTCTATTTGCTAACCATACATCATTCGCCAAATTATATGTATATGTAACTCCAAATTGTGAAAATGTAGTATTATTCGGTACATTTGTGGGCAGATTTAACGAATTTGTCATTATTATTCTCCTTCATCCCATAAATTAAAATCATCAGATGGTTCATAACTAATAGTATTATATGTCACTGCGGTTATTTTACCTACAATGCCATCATCAAACACTACAACTCCATCAATTAATTGAAGTGTTACAATGTCTAAATTATTTTCATTAAAATATGTTGATGCGATACTATTAAATGTACTACCGTTATTAGAATCAAATGCAGAATAAGTATTTAAATTAGGAAGACCAGAAAGTAAGTTTTTTTCTTCTTTACCTGTTTCATATAATCCAACTATTCTTACATTATTACTTGCCCCAACCGAACTTGTTGATGTATTGATTAACAAGTGCTGCGTTTCATTTAAAATTTTACTACTATTCAAATTTGTCATGCTTGTTAGCAATCCTAAATATTCTACGTTGGTTTCTTTAATTATAAATCTACCACCAGTAACTGGATTATCAACTTTTCTAATATATCCAATACTATCTTGTATAGTTACTGCATCTGGACCAGTAGATAAATCCCATCCTGCTCCATTCCATAGATACACGGCAGGAGTTTCAGCATCTAAAATAGTTTCTCCATCAAGACCGCCATTAAATTCTACATCAAAGTATGTTGAGCCTCCTTGTGAGTGGCTATAATAACCATAAGGAGATTCTCCCATAAACGATGCAAGTCTAGCATCACTTGATAAATCTACAACTATTTCAGAAGAAATTTGAAAGTTATCAACATCATTCCAATTCGTAGTGTAAAATGTAATGATATCACCTTGGCGCTGAATTTTAATTCTAGTATAGTCCGGTGCCCATGTACTGGCGGTTGATCCGGCAGTCATGTCACTAGATGCTATCATCCAAGTTGGAGCCCACGGTCCATTCTCAGTGTAAAAAACTCCCCAGTGGTTTGATGGTTCTTGGCCACCTTTTGTTCTAGCAGCAACAAGTGTTTTATTTGTTGACCCATCTCTGGTAAATGCTGCAATTAAACCGATAGTATCATTATCACCGGCAGCATCCGATCTAACATTTGCTGAAAATACATAATCATTATATTTGTCAGGTGAAACAAATCCACCGCCGGCTGATGTGTTTGTAGGCTGAACAATTCTTGTTGGATTCTGTGATAATGTCCAATCTGCTGCTTGTCCGCCAGGCGTTGTGCCACCTGGATAATATCCAGATCCATCAAATCTATCCCATGAATTAAAAACATCTGCTTGTGATGGCGGAGATATAACTTGAGTTGCTGCCAATGCTTCGTCTGCATCCCAGTATACAAGAGATGGCTTTTCTGGTAATGGAGTAATAGTTATATATGCTTTTCCAGTTTCTATCTCTGTTCCGTTAGTAATCGTATAATCAAAACTTGCAGGCTCACCAGAAAGACCAGTAGAGTTAAATTCTATTGTTCCCGATGTGAGTAACACTGTGCCACCAACTGGATTACTAACTCCAGTAACAGTTAATGTTCTTCCCTGTCCATCTATATCATTATTAGATAAATTAGATGCTGATGTTAGAAGTGTTTCGCCTTGGCGCACACTTAACGTATCAGGTATAGTAATAATTGGAGGTATGGCAAGAACTGTCATACTAACTGTTCCAGTCTCATTTATATTGGAACTATTACGAACGGTATATGAAAATCCTGCTGCATCATTACCTAGTCCACCACTTGTAGATGTGAATTCTACATTAGTTCCATTTAATACAACTGTCCCATTGGTAGGATTACTAACTGATATCAATGTTAATGGATCAAGGTTTCCACTCCATTCATCTACGCTGCCTGCTAAAATAGAGGCAACTGGTATGATTGTAGAATATGTTGTTATTACTTCAAATGTATTAGTTGCTAATAGTATTCTGTAATTTGAAAGTCCGTAAAAATTTGAAAAGCTTACTTCATCGCCCGTGGATTTACCTATCATGTCTCCCATAACATTTATTAAATCACTTAAAGTTATGTTATTCAAATTTGCAATTTCTGCTGGCAATCTGCTACTAAATTCTGCTGTGACATCTGCTATAGAAATTTTTCCACTACTCTGTATTGGCATAATTAGTTACCTTTCAGTTTTTCAACTTCATCTTTCAACTCTTTAATGGCCTCTATTAATAATGGAACTAGTTTTTCATATTGAACTGTTTTATAATCAGTTTCACTATCTAAACTAATAGGCGCAGTTTTAACAACTTCTGGTAGTATTGCTTCTACTTCCTGTGCACTAACACCTACTTGTCTATTTTCTGTATCATATCCAAATTCAGCCGCTATATCATTTCCTTTATAGTAATATCCGTTAATTTTATCCAATTTGTCTAATGCACCATCTATTTTACCGTCAAAATCTTTTAATCTTTCATCCGAATAGAATGCAGTTATATCACCTGTTGCAGCAATTTCACCAACAACATGTAACTTCTTCGCAGGAGTTACAGTACCTATACCTAGATCACCGCCAATAGACATTGAAGTTGTTGTTGTTGATCCCGTATCTGTTACCGTTTGTAGATCCATCGAAGGTCCTACTGGTCCTTGTATTCCTTGTGGTCCTTGTGGCCCAACCAATGATTCTAACCACGCTGTGACTGTTCCAACAAAACCTTGTTCAATCGCAACTTGATAAGCTGATTTGCCGTCATCACCAACTAGACCCGGAGATAAATCTATCCATGCTCCAATTGTTTCAGAATATACGTATGATCTACCAGTAGTTAATGTGTCATACCATATAAACCCATCACGTAAATTTGAAGTGGGTGCATTATCGGATAATATTACTGCAGATCCATGATACGTTAATAATCCGGTAGTGTCATCATATCTTAGTTCATCACTATTTGCGCCTATGTCAATAGATTGTCTAGCACGTGCTGTTGTAAAATAAAGATTACTTATACCTTCATTTAAATCATCTGTTGTATGGGGGATTGGTCTATAATCAGTGCCATCATTTGTGAATTCCCATATATCTGTAGTCTCATTCCATCTTAAAATAGAACTGGATAATGAACCTCTATTAACTTCAATTCCTGCATTTTCAGTTGGTGTTGAACCAGCATAATTACTATTCAATGTAATAATATTATCAGCAAGTAGAATTTCTTCTGTGTTAATAGTAGTAGTAGTTCCAGAAACTGTTAAATCACCAGAAATAATTGTTGAGCCTGCTACATTAACATCTCCTGCAATACTAGTATTTCCTGTTGAATTTTCAACTGTTAACTTATTTAAATTATCGCCAAATAGCATATCACCGTTACTGTCAATTCGCATCCGATGTCCAGCAGCAGTATAAAAATCAAGTTGATTATTATCTACTCCAGGTGAAGTTTCAGGTATAATATAAGTATTTTTGTCTGCATCTTGTGTTGCGCTTAGTGATCCCCAAGTAATTCCATCGTAGCCCTCAAAAGTTTTTGCTGCTGTATTATAACGAATTTGTCCTTGTTCTGCATTGATGGGTACACCTGTCTCTCCAGGTCTCTCTAAACTTGTGCCAACTGGTATTCGTAATGCATTAGAACTTATTATACTTGTGTAATCTTGTATAGTAGTAATTCCAGTAGCAATTTCAACTACAAAATTACCTTGTCCAATATTTAAAGTTGTTCCATTAAATTCAAGATTTATATCATCTTCTAATTCACCATTCGGGCCTGCAATGACAATTCTATTATCTGTAAGGTCTTCTACATTTGCACTTGCAAATATACCTTGACTATCAACATCTAATGTTCCCACTATTTGTGTGTTGCCAGTTGTCCTACTAACAGTAAAGTTGCCTTGTCCAATATCAAATGATGAACCATCAAATGTAAAGTTAGCATCATCTTCTAATTCACCATCGATACCCACAATAACAATTCTATTATTTGTCAAGTCTAATACGTTTAAACTTGCTAAACTTGTTTGTCCACCAGAATAAAAGTCTCCAGTTGCAACATCTACTGTGAATTTACCTTGCCCTATATCGAATGTGACACCATCAAATGTAAAGTTAGCATCGTCTTCTAACTCACCGTCAATGCCTGCTATAGTAATTCTATCATTTGTTAAATCTTTTATATTAGCCGACTCTGCAGTTAATTGTCCTGCAATATATGTGTCACCAGTAGGCTGATTAACTGTAAAGTTTCCTTGTCCAATTACAAAATCGGTCGCATCAAATGTAAAGTTAGCATCATCTTCTAATTCACCATCGATGCCTACAATGACAATTCTATTATTTGTCAAATCTTCAACATTGACACTTGCTAATGTTGAATGACCATCGACATGTAATGTTCCATTAATCAGCGTATCACCAGTAGCCGTAAAATCTTTTACTATCAAATCTGTACCACGTGTACTCCAACTATCTAATGTTTCATCCCAAACATAAAATACATTATCTTCATCTCCGCGGAATATTTCTAATCCTACATCTTCAGTTGGAACACCAGTATGGTCATAATTCATACCCACAATAGGGTCTGCTATAAATAAGTCAGTTGTATCAATTGTAGTTACTGTCCCGTTAACATCCAGATTGCCTTGAATTACAACATCTCTATTAACTTTTAAATCTCTATTGATCTGAACATCTACTTCTGCAATTACTCTTTCGCCACTTAGAAATAATCTATCACCAAATTTAATTTGTTCTGCCATCTTTACTTCCTAATACAATTTTTTATATAATAGTATTTATCAGTTATAAGATATATTCAATATACAAGCCATAAAAAAACCCGGAAGCGAACTCCCGGGTCTTATTGATTAGTCGTTTAAGTAAAACTTATACGAATGCTAGGTTTGATACAGCGATTTTTGAAACGTAATCTGCTGCGTTGCCTAGTGATGATGCTGTGTTTGTTAGCTCAACGTAACCGTAGCGTGTCATGAATGATACTACTGGCTCGAATGATGCT